TCACCTGCATTTCTTACAGCATCTGCTGTAAATACAAACTCATTTTTAGATAATCTAGCGGGTACATCGTCAGCTCTTTCCATTCTACCCATTTCTACAAAACCACCTGTTTCTCTATAATCTTTTTCCATACCGTCCATGTCTAATAATGGCATAGTTTTCTTAGCTACAGGTTCTGCTTTACCACCCTCTGCTAATAGTCTATATGGTTCGCCTCCTCTAATTGCGGCTATGTCAAGACCTTCTTCCTCTTGTTGTTCTAATAATTTTTGTTTTTCTTGTGGTGTTAGACCTGCTAATATCGATGCACCAAAAATAGATGTGAGTGGTTTATCTTTTACAAAACCTAATGTTCTTTGTAATAGTGCACCTAGCCCAGGTGTCTTACCGCCTAAAGCTTGTGGAGATTTTCCCATTATACCTAAAGTTTGACCTAAACCATATTTTCCTAATATACCTTTTTTAGTTGCAGTTCCAAACAAACCACCAAACTTAGTTCCAGGTATTCCAAAACCAACAGCTCCTAATATAGCAGCTTTACCTATTGGAGATTTTGCAATTTTTTTAATGCCTTTAGTAACTGATTTTACAAGTTTACCCAGTTTATACATTTGTCTACCTGATTCAAGATCCATGATCCCACCTACTGGATCATCGTTCATCATGCCACCGTCCATGGCACCTTGTCTTATGGCACTTTGTAACGGTGATTGTATAGGACCTCCTGGTTGTGGTGCAAAGCCTTCCATACCTTGAGCTGTATTATTTGGTGGTTGCTCGAATGCTGGATTAGGAACAAATCTAGTTCCACCCACCATACCAGGAACTATGCCAGGTCCTTTAGGACCTTCAAAACCCTCTGGTATAAGTCTTCCAGATTCAAGACCTTCTAATATAGAAGTAATTGTTTCTCCCCCTCTAAATCCAGATCTAGGTTGTGATGGTATTGGTATTTGTCTTAATTGATCAAACCCATTGAATCTTGCTTGTGGTTGTCCAATTGGCATTTGTATTGGTTGAATTGCCATAAGTCCACTTGCTGGATCTCCACCACCCAAACTAGATTCAGCTGATTCTAATCTTTGATTTATTTCTTGTAACATTTGTTCTGCAGAAGATACACCACCACTTAATTCATTTAGTCTAGGCATAATCCCACCTTGTTGAGCAGGGACTCTACCACCATCTGCAAAGAATCTAAAAGCACCTGGTCTTGAAGCTAATAGTTTTTCAAATTCTGTTCTGTTGTCTACTTCTTCTTCTGGTGTAACAGATCCTGTGGTCGTAGGAACAATTGGAGGTATGATTTGATTGTCTCGTCCATCGCCACCAGGACCAAAAGTGTTACCCATTTCATCTCTTCCAAAACCACCCATTGGCCCACCTTTGGAGCTTATTTTTCCTGCTAAAACATCTTGTTTAAATAATTTTCTTCCTTTATCACCTGCATATTCTTTAAATTTAAAACCTGTTTTATCTTTAATGTATTGATCATACATTTCATCTAAACTTCTTCCTGGTATTTTTTCTAAAATACTTCCTATTATTCCAGTGGTAGAAGGTATATTACTTAAAAATTTTTGAAGAGGGTTTTGTTCTACAATTGCTTTTGCGGTTGCTTTATCATCTGAATCATCTTCTTCTATGGCACCTAAACTTTTTAAAGTTTCAATTTCTTTAAAATTAGAAATATTTGACTTTGGACCTATTATTGGTGCTCCAAATTTAGTCGTTGCAGCAAGTCCTCTTTTCCTTAATGTTTCTTCTCTAATTTTTCTTTGTCTCTCTTCTTTTTCTCTTATAGCTTTTTGTTGAGCTAATCTTTCCTTTTGTGCTTTTTCAGCTGCTGCAAGATTTCTTAAATTTCTTTCTCTTGTTTCTTTTTCTTGTTGTTTAGTGCCACCACTAAACCTTTGACCTGGATCTCTAGCTTGTCCTGTCCTATCATCTATATCTCTACCACTAGTATATCCACCACTAATATCAAAAGAATCATAGTTAGGAATACCTTCTGGTCCTTTGTGTGGTGTTCCTGGTTTTAGTTTTTTTAAAAGTTTTTCTTCGTCTTTAGTAATATAAGCTAGTTTTGTGTTAGGTGAATCTTTTCTTGCTTTAAATTCTTTTGGAACAGAAACAATTTTAGATGGGTTGTAGTTTGTCCCATCTCTTAACATCTGTTTTGCTTGTTGTGCTTTTGTTATTGCCATCGTACTATTATATTATAATTTTGAATCTCCTCCAAGTGGTAATGCTTCTACCGTTACTTTGACATCTCTTCTAATATCGTCAGCCACAGTATCTGTGTTTGGATCTTGCACATCTTGCATTGCCTCTGCGTCTGAGTTATACTCTTTGCCTGTTTTCATATTAGTTAATGTTACTTCACTCTGTGGTGTAATAATCTTGACTGGTTTACCGTCTATTACTTCGTATCTGTATGATGCTTCTTGTTCTATAAAAGACATATTAATCCCTATTTATCTCTAGTATTGATGCAATAACGTGTAATTCGTTTGCATCAGCTGCTTGTGCCTTTAATACCTCATTTTCTTCTAAAATTAAAGGGTGAGTTAACAGCTCTGTTGTTGCTTTTGAGCCTATTGCTTTATCTTTGAATAGGTTAAATATTGCAGATGCAGCATTTGTTACAGTGAAAGTTATCGTGGTCCCTGATCCGGCGTCCTCGGATACTAGAATACTTTTAATTATAGCTCTAGAATCAGACGGTGCTGTATATATTGTAGTGTTATCTGTGGTAGTTAGATCTACCTTTGCATTTTTATATATATTAGCCATTTACAAACCAAGAAAATCTTTCTTGCTCCTGTTTTAATTCGTCTAAAAACGTAGAGTTTAACTGATCTTTTAAAAGAGTTAAAGCTCTGTTTATTTGTTTTTGGTTAGATATATCATACTCTTCTTT